AATAACGCTGGAGATAAGCTTAAAATGCTTGATGTAAAACAATGGGGAGTTTTAGATTTATCTACAGAAAGAGCTTTTTATGGTTGTACTAATTTAGATGCTAGTGCTACAGACGCTCCTACTGTTACCAGTACTACTTTTCAATTTATGTTTAGAGAATGTACTAACTTTAATGGAGCTATTGGTAATTGGGATATAAGTACTGTCACAAATTTAAAAGATTGTTTTCTTAATTCAAGTACATTTAATAAGCCTTTAAATACTTGGAATGTCAGTAATATTACAAGTATGATAAGTGTTTTTAATGGTTGCACATCTTTTGACCAAGATTTAAATTCTTGGGACACTTCTAATGTTGAGCGTATGGACTATATGTTTTTAAATTGCTCACAATTCAACGGAGACATATATAGTTGGGATACAACAAACGTTGAAAATATGCAACAAATGTTCTACAACTGCGACCTATTCGACCAATCTCTAGCAGCGTGGAATATAGAAAACGTGACTAACTTTAGTAGCTTTATGCAGAACGCTAGTGGTTTATCTACTTCTAACTACGATGCAACGCTAATAGCTTGGCAAGCTGGAGGACACGATAACGATATAAGTATAAACTTCGGTGGCTCACAATTTACAGAGTCAGCTTATGCTGCACGATTTAGTTTAATAAATGACGATGGTTGGACTATTGTTGATGGAGGTATATTTGACCCAACACCAGCTCAATACATAAGCATACTAACAACAAGAGTAGTAGCTGCTGGAGGTACAATAGAGAACACTACAGATAGCCAAGCATTCTTACAAGACTTAAACGATATTGACTAATGGCAGACGGACTATTAAATAAAGCAAGTATAATCTTAACTCCTACTGGTTACAAGGCTGGTACGCTTTACAACGTAGCACCAATAGACGAGCCTTATGAGGACTTTGACTTTGCTAGAACTTCAACTGCTACAAGAATTAACTCAAGTGGATTAGTTTCTAATGTAGCTACTGGAGTGCCAAGAATAAACTATGATAGTAATGGAGAGAATGGTCATATATTGTTAGAGCCTACTTCTACTAATCTTGTTCCTTATAGTGAGGATTTTAGTCAATGGACTGAGGGTAGTAACACTACTTTAACTTATGAAAGTGATGTGGTTGCACCTGATGGTAGTTTAGGGGTTTATAGATTACAAAATCCACAATCTGGCTCAACTTTTTTGACTATAGGAGTTATAAATTGTAGAAACTTTAGCTTATTTGTTAAGGCAGTAACTGCTGGTGTTAATAATCAATTTAATTTAGATGCTTCTGGTCAACCTACTGACACTAAAACAGCTACAACTCAATGGCAAAGATACGATAGGGACTTTGGAAGCCAAGCTAATTATAATTTATCTATTAATAATGGAATAGACAACTACGCCTCTGACATATATATATGGGGCGCACAAGCAGAAGCCTTACCCTACGCTACATCATACATACCAACACTAACTGGAAGTCAAGAGGTAAGAGCTACAGAGACTGCAACTGGTGCTGGTAGTGCTGACTTAATAAACTCAACAGAGGGAGTGTTATATGCAGAGATAGCTGCATTAGCTGATGATAATACATATAGAGTTTTATCATTATCAGATGGAACAACAAATGAAAGAGTATATATGCAATATACAAATGCAAGTAATACCGTATCTGTTGTAGTAAAAGATGGCGGAGTAACACAAGCTAATATGGTATATGTTTTATCTGATGCAACAAATTTTTCTAAAGTAGCAATCAAATATAAATCTAATGATTTTGCTTTATGGGTTGATGGTGTAGAAAGAGCAACAGACACTAGTGGCAATACTCCAACTGGATTAAATACATTAGCTTTTAATAGTGGAGGGAGTGCAGTTTTCTACGGCAAAGTCAAAGCACTAGCAGTATTTAATGAGGCTTTAAGTGATAGCGAACTAACACAACTAACAACGTAATGAGTTTAAGATTAACAGAAATATGCTACCCAGAGGTAAAGAGTTACTACATCGTATGGAACGATAGCGAGGCGATAGTATCGTATGGAGTGCTAGAAACCTATCAATGCTTAGAGACTAAGTGGTCTGATGTAGACTTATACACTAAGGAAATAGATTGGATAAACATATTAATAGATAACGGTATTAACCCATTTCCAGAGCAATGATAGTATCAGCTAAAATAGATGAGAGAGAGCTAAATTCTTTAATTAAGGACTTAGAGAGTCTTAATATGTCTGATAGTAAAAACAAGACACTACTAAGGCAAGGAATGCGCAAAGCATCTAAGCCTATTCTACAAGAGCTTAAATCTATTGTTCCAGTTGAATCTAAACAACTTAAAAAGTCTTTAGCTATAATCAACGGAAAGAACGTAAAAGGTAAGCCACCGACGGTATATGTAGGACCAAGAGTTAAAAAATCATTTGCTAGTAAAGAGAAGTCTGGATTTTATTTCTATTTCTTAGAGTATGGATTTAGAGGTATTCCTGGACTAAGAATGTTAGATAAGACTGCTGCTAGTAAAGGCAACACAGCTATCAATAGTGTTATAGGAGAAATAAAAAAACTCATTGACAAAAGAATGAAGTAATGGAGATAGGAAAAGTAATATATAATATTTTAAGCAACGACTCAAATGTTGCTCCTTTAGTTACTACAAGTGGCAACTTGAGAATCTTTCCTAGCCGTTACAATTTCCCTACTGACGTTAAGTTACCATACATTACTTATCAGATGTTTGGAGATGAGCCTAACAACACTAAGAACGGAGTAAGTGAGTATGACTATGTAAGAGTACAGATAAGTATTTATCACAATAGCTACGCTGAAATGGTAGCTCTAGCTGGTCATATTCGTACAGCTCTAGACTACGTTAGTGGTACTTATAGTGGTGTAGTAGTAGACAAGATATTTTACCAAGACCAAAACGAGCTTTACGATGATTCTGCTGGTTCTATTGGTTTATATGGTATAGCACAAGATTACAGATTTAACATAAATAGATAAATATGGAAACCTATAAAGTAAAGATAAAAAAGAACATTGAGTGTAGAGGAGTAGAATACAAAGAAGGCGAATCTTACAAAGTAGTAAGAGCAGTCTTTAACTTCTTACAGCACAATGACGCAATAGATACAACAAAGAAGAAGTCTAAAAAGAAAGATTTAGATATTAGCTAATTATAAATTTTAAAATTAAAAGAAAATGGCAATTTTTAACGGAACGGATTTAATCCTAAAAGTTTCTCCTAGTAGTGGAGGAGCTGAAGCGAAATTGATGCATTCTCAGAATGTTTCTCTTTCAATGAATGTAGATACAATAGACATCTCAACTAAAGACTCTGCTGGTTTCAGAGATTTGTTAGGTGGTCAAAAGTCTTTTAGCCTTAGTGCTGATGGTCTTATGGACTTCTCAGCAACTGCTGGAGATACTGATGTAGCTGAATTATTTGACCAGATGATGGATAGAACAGCAGTAGATTTTACTTTTGCTCTAGATGTTCCAGCTGGTTATACAATAACTGGAGATGGTTTTATTACTTCTCTAGAGATTAGTGGTGGTACAGAAGATGCTCCAACTTACTCTGTTTCAATAGAGGGAACTGGCGCAATTACTAAGACTGCTGTATAATAATTTCTTTGTTGGTTGGGGATTGTGCTACGGCACGTCTCCCAACTAGCAATAACTTAAACTAACAAAGATATGTACGAAATTGTAATAATAAACGGTAAAGATTACCCAGTAAGATTTGGAATGAACTCGTTGAGGTTATTCTGTAAAGATACTGGAAGAAGTTTAGCTGACTTAGATAAGCTAGGAGATGGTATGAGCTTAGATGATGCTTGTTATCTAATCCTAAACGGAATAAAAGACGGCTCACGAGTAAGTGGCCAAGAATGTTCTTTAAATGTTGATGATGTCGCTGACTTGCTAGACGAAGATTTTGACGCACTAAATAAAGTGCTAGAGATATTCTCTAATCAATTCTCTGCTAAATTTGAAACGGAGGGAAACGACAAAGCCACGAAGAAGGTGGCAAAGAAAAAGAAGTAACTTGGGATAGTTTAGAAGCTATAGGTTATGGCTTCGGATTACTTCCTCAAGACTTTTGGAGTTTAACCTTTCACGAGTTTATCTGTATGCAAAAAGGCGTAAATGATAGAGTAGAGAAAGAACAGCAATGGGAATGGGAACGAGTAAGATGGTTAGCTTGTGTTAATTTACAGCCACATACAAAGAAAGGACAAAACCTAACTCCAGACAAGTTGATTAAATTTGATTGGGAGAAAAAGAAAGTTAAGACCGACATTAAGAAACAAAAGAAGAGAGCAGAATATATTAAAAAGAAATACGAATTGTTAAACAAAGACAATGGCTGAGAAAACATTAAGTATTAAATTAAGTCTAAATGACAAGCAGTTTCAGAGTAAACTCAAGAAGTCTATGAGGTCTATGAAAAAGTTTGGTAATAATATGAAGTCTTTAGGGCGTACTATTTCGACTGGACTTACTTTACCTATTTTAGCTTTTGGTGCAGCTAGTGTTAAGGCTTTC